AGCTCTGCCTGACCGATCTGCTCGGCAAGTTCCTTTTTGATATTCGTAACCATCGCGTCGATGCCGACGTTACCCAGTTCCTGCACGGTTGGCGATTCGCGGATGTCTTTCGCCAATTGCGTCATGTAAGCTTTGAGTGTATCGCCACCGCGACGGAGAACATCCTCAGGCACGTCGAACATGGCCAACCACGGCGAGGTTGCGCCTGGCTTCTGTTTCCCCTCCGCATCAAACATATCGTTGATGACTGCTTCGGCCCGCCGCGCCATCTCATCCCAGGCGTCGCCCACGTCAGCCGATGTGCCTTGTAATGCCACACGAATCCAATCCTCTGTCGATGTGAATGCGCCGCCAATCAATGCTTTGATCTTGCCAAGCGCTTCTTCACCACGCGCTTTGTACTCGTCCCAATATTTCTTGGAGTTCTTTTTCCGTTCTTCGAGTAGTTCCTGGTCAGCCTTGATGAGGAAATTCTTAGCCTCGATTGCTGCTTCGTCCGAAAAGCCATAGGCGTTATTGTAATCATCAGCACCTTGCGTCCAGCCGGGGAGTTGGTAATCGGCGGGGAGTTCCTTTGCGCGATATCCCGCCGTCTGGATTGACAAACCGAGCGCATTCCATTGCTTCGCGGCCTCCGCCGTCTTCATGGCCAGGCGTTCCGCTTCTTGCTGACTAGCGATGTAGGCATTGTAGGCCGTCATCGCCGTGATGCCAATACCCCCAGGGAACAACCCCGCGCCAATCGTTTTTAGAATATCAGTTGCGCCGGATACCCCGATCACTACATCGATGAATTTGGTATCATGTGCTTGCGCCCATTGATTGATGAATGTTACATCGTCGATTAGCTGCGACCAACTCTCCACCCCCCGCGTAATAATTTTTACGCCCAAATCAATCACACCAGATTTGGCAACCAGTTCTCCCCATTTCGTTTTGAGGTTGTCCACCGAGGCCGCCATGCGCTCGATCGCGGTGGAGCCATCCGCAAGCAGTCCGCCCGCATCGGCAATTTCTTTCATGCCGGATGTGACGACTTGCGCCATGATTTCGGCTTTCGATGTGGTGTTATCCATCTTGAGACCGACGATGCCGAGGTTGTCCAGAATGAGCGGAGACTTGCGCCCGATGCCAGTTACGATGTCATTCCAGGCTTGCGTGGTAGTAATACCCATCGCGCGCGCCCGGAACGCTGCGACCTCCATGAGCTTACCGAGTTGCTCCGCATCGCCGCCCAGTCCCAACATCATAGCTCGGTTCGCGCCTAAAATGATATTCGTCTCAGAGATTGCGCCCTGCGACGCGTCTTTCAGCGACCTGAGTATCTGGTCACTATTGCTCTGATTGGCTTTGGCTAACTGGCCGAATGATTCCTTGAGCCGTAACGAAGTACGTCCCAGCTTATCCAGTTCGAGTATGTATTTCCCGGCATTGGCAACACCATAGGCCGCCATCGCCGCCCCGACCATTTTCACCGTGTCGTTGAGGCCCTTGATCGTACTCTGTGTCTTTTTGACCTCGGTCTCAGCCTGCTTCATTTCGCTTTTGACGGTCCGCATCCCGGTTTGGAAATCCTTGACATCGGCCCCGATTTTAGCGTATAACGATGCAATCCAGTTATCGCTCATTTCTCACCCGCATTCATCGCCTGCGTTACCTCGACGATCTGCCGATATTCCGCCAATTCCAACGCTCTGACATATTCCAATGTCCAGCCATAACGCTCGCACAGTGCCAATTCAATAGCCAGGTGGGGCATTTCTGCCTGTCCAGGGAATTTGCGGGCGATGTATGCCCGCTCACCTAGTTTTTTGCGTCGGTCAACATCCCGATCACGAATTGATTGATCGCGCGCGCGATGGGTGCGATTTCCCGGAATGAATCGAGGTTCTCCCAGCTTGCAACTTCGGCAGGATCACCGTCGAATTCCCATGATTCGACAAACTGAGACATCACTGCAACCCACTCCGGGAATGGCAACTCATCAGAATTCGCCCACTGTTTCGGCAGATCGTGAAATTGTCCCGCCGGGAATGATTCCCGGAGCACAACCACCCTACCGTTGACATTTAGCTCTGGCATACTATTACCACGCACTTACAGTGATCGTCGAATTCAACGTGCCGTTGAGCGTCAATGTGGTCACAGCGTTGTAGCCTAGATTCTCGTTGCGCCCGAAGATCGTCGCGGCGGCATATTTTTTCGGCTTAGTCGAGGCAGTTCCTTCCGGCGACCAACGCAACGTGCCGCTGCTCCGTGGCGCACACGTCGAAAACAGCGCCGTTCCACCTTCAAGCTGCAACATTTCCAGCGTCCAGGTTGTGCCTGCCGGCCCGGCCAACGTCGTTTTGTGAGTGTCGCCGCCCGCTGTCGCGTCGATTTCATCCGCAGACTCCGGGATATTGAGCGTGCGGTAATCGCCGCTCAAGACCACTGTGCCCGCACTATGCACCCATTCGATATACAAATTTGCGCCTGTGTAACGTGCCATGTTGCACCTCCGTTATTTGCTGATACCTATGCGGTATAATCCGCCACTGTGATAGAAATATCTACCCGCCGGTGTTAGCTCTGTGTATCTGATGTCGCTTTCTCGATAACAACGGTAATTTGTCCAGTTGCTCACAGTCAATGTTGCATTGCGCAACAGCGTATCCAACGCCGCGTCGATCACCCCCGCTTGATACATACTCACATTGCTGATAGCCTTGATCTGGTAGAGCGGTTCCTTCGCTCGGCGCGGTGTGTCGTTGAGATCGCCGCCGCCCTGGAAATTGAATACGACTACCGGGAAAGTGTAGCCATCTGGGACAACAGCATTGAAAACGCTGCTCGTCGTCGCCAGGAGGGTTGTTACAGTTGATGCGCCAGTGATTTTGTTCCTGATTGCCGCTTCCGTATCGTTCACGCCATGCTCCTGAACAATTCTTTCCAGGCCTGTTTCCAAGTGTTGCGCAATTGCTCAACTGCCGGGACGAGAAATGGCCGTGCTGCCATCCGTGACGTGCCAAGCTCCTGATAAATCGCATATTCGACGCTTGGTCCGACATGCGCCACTAGACCCTCATCCGGTGTCGGCAACGGCGCGGTTTCAGCTTCGGGATTAGCCACTTTGATTGCTGATTCTGCATTGCGGTAGCCGTCCGATTTGCGCGTCACGGTGTAGATGCTATTCCGCAGTGCGCCAGTATCGACGGGTGCCATATTTTGTGCCCGCCCTTGCACATCAAAAGCCACTTTGTCTACCAGGGCCTCGGCACGAATAGGAAATTCGCGCTCGAATCGTTCGATGCCGCTCAGGTCTAATTTCGTTGTGACACTCATTCCGCCCTCTTCGCTACCACGTTCCTGAACACCCGCCAGTCGTGGTCATCTTCGACGGAGACAACCTCGTAATTGTCGCTACCGTAGATGATGCGCTGCCCCACGCTGACCGCTTCATCGTATGGTAGATGAAATACCCATTCAGTGTATACGCTAAACTGATTCCCACTCTCACCTTGAGTGCGCGTCTTGGCTGTCAGTTTGCACGGCACGCCGGTCGCTGTCGCGCCGAAAGTCACAGTGCTCCCGCCGATTGTATCCAGTACGATCGTACCAGTCTGGATCGTACACGTCCCGGGCAGCAATGCCTCGGAACGTGCTCTGATTTTCGTCATCTCGGCACTCGCGAACATGCTCATGCTAGATCACTCCGCACAAATTCACCAGTCCGGATCGCGCCACGCGCTTTGTTCTGGCCCGCTCTGGCGCGCATCGACTGTTCCATCGTCACCGCGTGCTCAAATGCCTGCTGCCAATCGAACTCCTGCCCATCACTGGCAATATGCACCCAGTCGGCATAGTATGCCTGCCGTTTCAGCCACACATCAGCCGCCGCTGCATATAAATCGTAGCTGCGCGCAGTCAGGTAGTAGATCGTGCCGCCCTGGTCTGTCGCGAAATGAATCAGTCCGTTGATGTAATTCGGTGTGTAGTTTGCAGTTCCTTGCAGCGCGCCGGTCGCATCACGGATTGCCCACTGTGTTGTTCCGCTCGTTGTTTCCTCGAAATCACGGTAGTTCCCAGCTTTGGCACGATGCCACTCAATCGAGCCGCCGCCGATGGTGTCCGGCAGCCATTCGAGCGGATAGTTCTCCAGCAGCGTCGCGTTGCCATCGAGCACATCCTGCAATTGGTCGTCATCCCAATATGTGACGCCGGC